GAAACTCTAAATTCACTTCTTCTTGTTTGTCAAGACCAAGTGCTACTAATATTTGTTGTTTTAAATCCATTTGTCTTTTTTTTATATAATAGAATTAATTATTGTTTGTTTGATTTTTATACTTTTAATATTTTACTGATAGCTTCTGCACTCTCTATAATTGATTTTTGTTTATTGTATTGTCCACCAACTTTATCTAACTTTTTAAATATTGGCATATCGCCCATACCAACACCTAATTCTTTAGCAGCTTTTGATAATTTTTTTTGCATACCATCAATTTGTTTTCGTATTTTATTTATACGAGCAACAGTACCTTTAACTTTACCAACTCTACTTGATAAATTAACTAATCTTTTTGTTTCACTTTTTAAATCTTTAAATGTTGCTAAATCAGAAATTTCTTCTTGATAATCTTTTAAAAGTTTTTCTAAATCTTGAACTACACCTAAATCAATTTTTTCAGCTTTAAGTTCTGTCTTTTCTTTTATTAGTTCGCTTAATGCTTCTAATATTTCTTCGTTTGAAAATTGTTGTTTACCCATTTTTTCCATTTTATTAATAAAGTAGCCCTCTATACTTAGACCTTTTAGTTCTCCATCTTTTATCTTATTCCACATCTCATCATTGTCTACTCTCATTTTTACAAACCAAGTACCATCAGGTAAGTCAAATCCATATAACTTAGATTTGTCTTGTTCGCCTTCTTTTATCCAACTCTCTATAGTCAATACACCTGATACTCTATCTTCGTGTTGATATGTAGCTTTGTGGTGGTTGTTATGCTTTAGATATAACTCACTAGCTTGTCTTACTGTTTCTTTTGAGAAATACACATAGTAGTTAGAATCAGTATTAGGATCATACCTAAATATTTGTTTGTTTGGTATTAATGCAGGACTTACTAGCATTCTTTTCTCCTCATCTATCTTAGCTAGTGTCAAGTTGTTCTTGTCCTTACCGAAAAATACAAAATCTTGCTCTATTGCAGGACTTGTAACTAAACTGATAGCATCTATTGTTAATTCTTCGCTTTCATCAGCTATTACAAGTTCTATAATTTTAGTTGCTTTTCTTTTCATAGTAATTTTATCCAAAAGATTTAACTTTACTTTCGTACTTAGTAATTTCTTTATCTAAGTTATTTAATTCTGCTTGTAACCTTTTTACATCTGCAGGTACATCTATACCTAATGCTTTTATGTCTGCTTCTAATTCATTTAACATACCTTCAGCTTCTGTATATGCATCTGTCATATCAAATCTTACTGTATCTCTAGCTTTTGTAATTAAAACTGTAGCATCATCTAAAAATTCTTCAACAAAATCTCCTAAAAAACCTTGATTGATAACTTCTTCTATATCATCAACTTTAGATAATTTTAATTTGAAATTTTTTTGTAAATCAATCTTTTCTACTTCTTCTTGATATTCTTTGTAAGTTTTACCTAATGGATTTATATTATTCATTTTCTTATTCTTTTAATATATAATAGATTATTTATTAATTTATTTGATTTTTATATAGTAGCCCTTCTACGAATATTAGCTAACTTGTTTTGATTGTTAGTCATATCATCTGTTACTACAAATGCTTGTACAGGTTGTGGTTCAGGTGTACCACCTAACGTAAACGAACCACTTAACATCTCAGGTGCAGGAGTTCCTGTATCTGATGGTATTGCACCACCTCCTCCACCACCACTTCCTACATCTACAGACATTATTTTATTAACATTAGCTAAACCTGCTGCTATAATAGCTGCTGCTTGTATAAAACCTAAAGGTGTACCTGCACCTTCTCTTAGTGCTTTATTTGCACCTGCAAATGTATCTATAATAGCAGATGCTACTGCTAATTGTTTATTTTCTCCTGCTAAACTACTTAATGCACTTGCTAGGTCGCTATATGCTTGTAATTGTGCATCTGCATTTTCTATAGCTAATTGTGCTTGTTCTTTTTGTAGTGATACTTGGTTTACTAACTGCTCAGATTGAAAACCTGTAATCTGTGCTTCTACTGCTTTCTTTTGGTTTAATGCTTCTTGTAAAGCTATTTGATTTTCTATACTATTGTTTTTATCTACATCTGCTTGTGCTGCTGCAATTTGTATATCTACTAACTTTAGCATTTCTTCTTCTTGTTCTTTTAAAACTCTACCTAACTCCTCATTGGCTGCTATCCTTTCCTCAAATGTTAATGTTTCATCATCTCTTACTTGTCTTAGCTTTTCAGCTTGTCTGTCGTATTCTTCTATAAGTCCTTGTACTTGTACTTGTGCAAGTTCACTTTCTTTTCTTAATGATACTATTGACTTTGCACTATCTAATGTAGATTTAGTATATTCTTTTATTTTATTAGTAATTTTAGTAATAGCTTTTTCCATTTCTACAGTTTCTACTACGTTACCTGTTACTACTTCTGTAAGATCAGTAACGGCAGCTTTAGCAGTTTCACTTGCACCTGCAAAATCTCCTTTAAATACTTTAACTAATGCAGAACCTAGACCACCAATACCCTGTATAAGGTTTTTTATTCTAGTAATAACTTCTATACTCAAAGTCCTACCAAAATCTATCATACTTTGTACTACTGCATTACCAAAGATTCTATCCATAAACCCTGAAGCAGTATCTATATTATTTTGTAAAAATTTAAAGAAATCATTAAAAGTTAAACTTAGAAATTCCATAGCAGTATTAAATATATCTACTACTTTTTGGTTTTGTCTAAATACATCCATTAACTTAGCAAATAAAGCTACTACTAAACCAATACCTGCTGCTTTTAAAGCAGTTCCTAAACCTCTAACTGTTTTTGTTATACCTTGAAAACCACCTTGTGCATCTTTTGTTGCATCTGCTAGTTTTTCTGTGTCTTTAGCTACTTCGCCAACATTACCTGTAATTTCTAATTCTAATGTTTTATCTGCCATAATTAAAAAGTTTGTGTTATTTTATTTTGCCATAATTTTATACTCGCAGTCCATTGTATATAAGTTTCTGCTAATCCTGTTACTGCTACACCAAAAGAAGTAGCCGTTGCATCCTTCATTACTGCCGTTATATTCATACCACTATGTCCTGACTGTACTATATGTGTTGTAGATTGATGATATGTAGAAGCTAGACCATTTGTAAACTTTACTGCACCTGTAATCTGTACATAACCATATTCTCCTGCACTACCTTCGCCTACACCTGTATTTACACCTATTACATTTGCTTCAAATCCTATTACAGAGTTTTTTACTTTTTCTATAAATTTATTAGTAATATTTTGTGTGTATAATGATGTCTGTGTACCATCTGTAGTATTACCTGTTTGTTGTATAAAAGATGTTTGTGCCAAAGCTAACGTACTACCAAAGCCACCACCACCTATTACTACTTCTCCTTGATTTAGTGCTTGTGCATAGCTACCTGCTAAAATATTAGTGTTATTTAAACCTCTTGTTAGTTCATGTTCTTGCCCATTTACTAAACAATTATTATTACTACCTTTGGTTTTGTTGTTTGTACCATTTAATAAAGTTTTATTAGTTGCTTTCTCAGTAGTGTTGTCTGCACCTAGTTGATTGTTTTTTATATTATCAAAAAAACCTTGAATTTTTGTATTATAATCAAAAGCTACACAAGTGCTAGTATCTGCATTGTATTTATATCCGTATGCCTCACAAGCTAACTGATTAGGTACAACTTTATTAGTTCCATCAGTAAAAATAACTTCTCCTGACTGACTAAGTTCTAATGGTTTTATTTTAAATCCTTTTTTAAAATTCATTATGGTATAAGTATAAATTCAACTGTAGATAAGTCGTTAGGTTTATAATCTATTCTATTTACTCTATATGATCTATTCATTATTATTACTTTGTCGTTAAAATCAAATTGTGCTATATCTGCTGCATTAAGATTTACTTTTACAGTCATTGACTTAGTATCAAAGTTGTATAACTCATCAAAATAAGTAGACCAATTTTCTTGATACAAACTATTTAAAGTATTACCTGCAATTCCTATTAATTGATTAGAACCAAAATTAAAATTTAATGATGTACTTGTTGGTGGTAATTCCGTAGTATGACTAAACTGTAAAAATCTAGTTTCAGCAGCAGTTTCGGCTACTCCATTTTGTGCAGGTATCTTATAAGTAGTACCATCAGTCATTGTAAACGGACTAGCAGAAGTTTTATATAATATTCTAGGTAAATTATCAAAACTTTCAAATGTACCACTTTCTTTAGAAAATATAGCAGGAGTTAAAAACTGTGGTAAATAATCAAATAAAGGTTTTACAACTGTAGCAGCAAATGCCATAGCTTCTATTTTTTCGCTACCTTCAAAAATTGTATTACCTCTTGCAGTAAATACTTTACCACCATACGAAGTACTAAAAGTGTTTTTATAAAAATTAGTAGGATAATCTTCCTCATCTTCTGCATAATCAAATATAGTTTCTTTTACTAAATTTAAAGGTGTTAGTTTAATTTCAGAAGCATCTACTTTAGTAGTCCAATCGTGTGTTATATTTCTATCTGATAAAGTTAAACCTTTAGGTGGTGGTAATAAACCTTCATCATTAAATACCTTATTGTAGGTTTCTATTAATAAATTAGTAGGATTGGATTCATCTTGTCTAATAATTAAATTAAACATATTAATAATACTTTTAAGAAAATCCCATTGTGCTAAATCTCCTCTTAAATTATTTAATAAAGTAGAATCTGTAATAGCATCTACTGATTTAGTTACCATAACTGTAGAAAAATTTATTTGGGGTGGACTATTTATTGAATCAAATCTTTGATAAACTGAATTACTAGATGAAGCTAAAAATTGTGCTTGTGCAGTTTCTCCTAAATCTAAAGTAATTGTTAAATTACCACTATATGTTACAACACCACCTGTAGATAAAGTTAAAGGTATTAAATCTTTTTCTTCTGTACTACCATCATTTCTAGTAATTAACCATCTTGCACTATAACTATATATACCTGAATTTATAACAATATCATAAGAATAATTTAAATTATATGTACTATTATTATTTACAGAAGTTATTATATCAGTAGAATCGTTATAATCTACACTTGTACCCCATCCAACAAAACCTAATGCGTTTCTATTTAATTTTAAGTTAGTATAGCTTGTACCTGCATAGTGTTGTGTGTTGTTTATATAAAGACCTATTTCACTATTGCTACCAAGATCAACAGGTGCATTACCTGCACCCCAATTAAAGTCCATAAATAAATTAGTAAAAGTAGAACTGTCTAAAAAAGTAGATGTAAAAGTAAATCCTGCATCATTAAATATTTTATTTAATATGTATTTACAATTTATAAAAGGTCTAAAAGCATCTTCTAATTTATTAAGTACAGGCATGTTTGAATTATCAACAGTTAAATCTCCTGTCCAATCAACAAAAGGATATTTTAATACTGTAGTATTGTTTACACCTAAACCTGCATCATAAGCAAAAGAAGTAGTGTCTAATGAATTACTAAGTGTTATACCAATGCTATCATCCCAACTTGCAACTATATTTGTTTTATTGTACTCGTGTTCTAATTCAGAAAAATCTAGATCAAGAAACTTTTTGTTTTTAAGCACATCTACTAATACTATAGATTCAGTATATAAATTTACATTATAACTTACTTCTCCTTCTTTATTTACTATGTCAAGTAATTTAAGAAAACCTCTAAATATTATATTACCATCTTGTTTTAATACGCATTGTGTTTGTATATAAGGATTAAAGCTATCTCCGTTACTTTCTACAGAGTTTGTTATCTCAAATATTTGTGTAAATATTTTATTGTTTCTTTTTGTTGCAGGTAAATTAAAATCCTTAGAATAACTTTGTGTTTTTTCAGCTACATTTTTAAAATCATCTATAGATAAACTTAAAGGTATATCTTCATCTTCATATAAGTCGCATATAACTTGACCATCAAATAAATCTGTAATTACAGTAGGTGGATTAGCACCTGCACCTTTTATTGTTATTTTTTTTATTTCTATATAATCTGCACCATCATTTTGATAATCTAATATTAATACTTCTGTAGAATTACCTGCCGTAAAATCGAATGTTTTAAAACCTGTAGTTGAAGTAGATATTGCAGTAACACCACCACCCCCTAAATTATTACCAAAACCTGCTGCACCTATAAATATAAAACCACCTGTTGCTTTATCTGTTATTCTAAATTTTAATTGATACGTTGCACCAACTATTAAATTATTTATTTCTTGATATATACCACTACTAGAATTAGAACCACCTGATGCAGCTTTAAATCTTAACTTAGGTGCAAAACCACCTATTCTTACAGGGTAATCAACATCTGCATAAGCACTACTACCTTGTGATTTAAACTTTTTCCAATTAGTAATAGGTGCATCATTTGTAACTGCATCTAAAGCAGGATTATTAGCAGAAGAAGCATATCCTGAGTGGTTGCCAATAGTATTAAAACCTGTACCATCTGCTACTAAATTAGTTGTATTAACAGTAGAATTAGATGTATGTATTCCTTGATAACTTTGTGGGTATATTATTAGTTGTACACTCATTATGCAGATTGTATTCTTTTATTCTTAGTTTTTTCTAATTCAAATGTATATTGTATTAGCTTGTCGTTTGCCTTTGTTTTTCTAGTGTAACTTGAAGTTGTTACAGTAACAGGTTCTACATACTTATTTACCATACCACTTGTATCAGAACTAGAGTAACCATTTAGTATATAAACTTCAGGGCTATTTATTAAATCCTCAAACCATACTGCATCTGCATCTACTAAGTAATCAGTATTTATACGGATCATTTCTTTTGTGTTTACCCTAAAGTTTTTCTTACCACCTTTAAATCCATCTATCATATATGTACTTTCATTCCAAGTACCATCTAATTGAGTATATGATGTTCTATTAGTAGATAATGACCTAACTGACTTTTTAGTGAATGTGTAATAATCCCAAGTTCCGTGAGGATTTAACCAAGTTAATCTAATACCCTCAAATCCTTTACAGTCATCTGTTATTATGTTTATTGTATATAATTGACTAATTACATTATTTTGATTATCAAATGCTTGTATTGTATAGTAAGATGTATTTGCTTTATGTGCATCCCAAGATGTATTCCAATTATCTAAATTAGCAGGAAAAGCACCTAAGTAATTTATTCTAGTACGAGATAAATCGTTTGCATTAGTAAAAGCACCATTTGTAAAATTAGCAAAAGGAGTTATAGTAGATAATAGGGTGTTAGAAATATCATACAACTTTATCTCAAATTTATTTACTCTATTAATAGTTACATTATTACCTCCTACTTGAAATGAGTAATCCACTGTAGATAAAAAGTTTAAGAAAGGTAGAGTACCATAATCTGTTAATCTTGCATATTGTGTAGTAGGTGCATTACTTAAAAATTTAGCATCAGTATCATTCATTACATAATTAAAATCATCTAACTGATAACCATAATCTGCACCTATTTGATTTAGTACATCATTGTATTGTAAATAACCATTATAAAATAAAAAAAAGTCAGATATTTTAGAATTTGATGTGTCTATACTTATAACACCTGTTTGAGATGTAGAATATTCTAAGAAAAACTCTACCATAAAATATTTAGCAGCATTGTTTGATGTAGCAAATTTATCTATTAAGTGAATAGGGTGTGGTGTAGCATCTGAATAGCTTACTGTTTTATATGTACTTGTACCACCAAAATCAGTTCCTTTATTATCAGGTTTTACAAAGTTTTCCAAAACAGGTTGTAAAGAAAATATACCTACACCTGCATTATTTGGTGTTGTTTTTAAAACTGCTATAGGTGTAGTATTATATATATTTGAACTACTTTCATCTACATATACTTTTGCCACAAATTTTACATTGAAGTTATTAGCTACTATATTATCATCTTTAACTGTAAATATTATATCCTGACCTACTGCTAGTGTTTTGTATAATGGTTTTTGTTCTATTATTATTGCCATCTTATATTGTATTTATTATATCTTCTTTTATTGCGTTACCTACTTGATCGTAAAAATCTTTTAATCCTAATTGTAATGGTCTTTGAAAAAAACTAATACCTTGTATTCCTTGTGTGTATATTTTATTAGCTATTAGATACTGTAAACTTTTTCGTGATATAAATTTACCTTCACTATCTCTAGGTGCTATCCCTCTACGAACTATCCATTTATCAAATGCTTTCATAGGTGGTCTTTTACCTTTGTATTTATAAGGACTTTCAACTCTCCTGCCATCATAAGTAGTGTACTCATTTATTTTTTTAGTACCTGATACTCCTTTGTCTATAAAAGTACCATAATCTGCCATAAAGAATTGTACACTAAAACCTTCTGTAGTTTTTACAACTTTAAACTCTAAAGAGTTATATAATTCTTTACTAACATTCTTTTTCTTTCTACTTAGGTTAGATTTAGATTGTTGTATTATATACTTACCAAAACTATTTAAGTATCGTTCTAATGCTACCATTACACACTAGCTACAAATATTTCTACATCTAAAGTAGCAGCAGGACTAACCTGTAAGCTAGTTAAATCTGCCATAGTACCAAAGCTAGGAGATGTATCTGCTTCTGCTAACATAACATCTTCTGCTGCACATAGTATATGTGATTGACCTGCATTTAGTAATACTTGATATAAAGTAGCTGCACCAACTACTGCTAATTCTAATGAGTTAGTTTGATCTAAGTTAGTTACTCTAATATATCTAACATCTTCTTTGTCTATTTGAACTGCTGAACCATAAGAATTAGTATCAAATGCTGCTAAGAAAGTAGTTTGTCCTGTAGTACAAGTTACAATTCTTTCATATACGTTATTTATTGAAGTTGTTGTTACAGTATTTGTCGTACCTCTTACTGCACCATTTAGTGTAACACTCTCGCTAATTGTTGTTGTTAAATCTGCCATATTATTTTTTATCTATTTGTTTTAATTTATTTATCGCCCACCTTATCATACTTGAACCTCCCCAAGCATCCCACATTAGTCCTCCACAACCTTCGCTGTAAGGTACATCTTTATTTTTTTGATGTCTTTTAAAACTTGCAATACGAGCAATCGTATCTCTACTTATTGGTTTTCTATCTGCAATTTGTGAACTTCTACGCCACCCTATAGGAGTTCCACAAGTAGTGCCATTTTCTTCTTTCCATTTTCTTGCTCTCTTTGCATTGTTACTAGCACTTTCAGGATAATCAGTATAGCTTTCTAGTCCTATACTAATTTCTTCTAGCTTCTCTAATATATCTTCATAGTTCATAAGTAATCTTCGGTGGTATTAGTTGTATTCTTAATTTTCCTATTTTTATTTTAAACATTATTTACCTGCATAAGTTGTTAGTTGTGGTGCTATACAAGTGTTGTAATCATTCTCAATTATTATTGGTAATGTAAACACCCATCCACTTACTGAATTGTCAAATCGTTCTGTAAAAGGTTCTATAGTTACATCCCCTTCTGTAAAGTATGCAGGACTTTCTCCTTGACTTGCATCTGACAAATATAAACTCTCTCCGTTCTTTAGTGTACCTATTAAGTCATTACAAATACTAAGACAATCAGAAAGAACTTCTTGCTCGTTGCTTTCATCAGGGAATACTAAGTCCATAATAAATATCTGAAAGTTTAAAGTCATTTGATTTTTTTGTGCTACTGCATTTACAGGATTGATGTGCATTAAAGGATATAAAGTATTTTTCTCTAAGTCAATCTCAAATATATCTCCTGTAGTTACAGTTTTAATTTGATGATGATTAGTACCTAATTGTTTTAAGGTATCTATTGTATTGTTATAATTCTTAAAATGTGTCATCTCTTAACTTTTTTTGTTTCGTTTAAATCAACTTCATAAGTTAGCCAAGTTAAACATTCATATAAGTTCATATTTGTTATAGCACCTAATTTACTTATATCTCCATTTGTCAATCTATACATTACACCAAACCATCCCCACTTCTTTGCGAACTTTTCATCTGTACTGACTGTTTCATTTCCTTCATCCGTTCCATCAAATACAACGGCAAAATCGTTGATAGTTCGTTGCCTAAAGTCCAAAAAAAAACCAAGCAACTATTTACATCTATTGCTTTCATCTTCTTAAACTTCTCTGCCCTCATCCTAACCTCGCTACCATCATATTTCTTTATAGTATAGTGTTTACCATTCTTCTCTACTATTGGTCTATAAAGAACTGCCATCATCTTAGCTAGGTTGTTTTCTATTCCTGCTTGTATGTATGTTTCTATGTCTGCGTACTCTCCGAGTGTTATCTCAGACAGATCAGGATGAAACCCATACTCTACTCCATCTACCTTAACTATCTTCTTTAACCTTCCCTTAGCTTTGTTTTGCAACTCAGCTATCCTGTTTAGAATATTAGATACATCATTTATACTTAACTCTTTTACAAGTTTTCTTGGTATATCTGATAACATAGTTATCGTATCTAATGCTTCTTTAGGTTTTGACTTATTATTACCATCAATAAGTTTAGCCCATTTTTCAAGTGTTACATCTTCCCAACTCTTAATTAGATTGTAAGTATTTTTCTTACCATCCTTCTTAATGTTTACTTGCATAATATATAATAGAATTATTTGTTATTTAGTTTAAAATCGTTATGTTTGCCGAGTTTTCAAAAAGTTTTTGTTTTTCAAAGGTGTGATTCTTCGGGGTTGCACCTTTTCTTATTGTACAAAATACCTGCCTGCATTTGGATTGTCTAAGTGATATATTACGTTGTATCTAATACCATCTATTGCGTGGTTATAGCTATCTACATATAGCTTACTACCTTTGTCTGCATATACATAATTGTTTAACTCTTTAATTATGTTTGTTGATTCAGAAGTAACTACTAACTGATAATCTTGCATACGAGTTACACCACTTTCTATTGTACCTTTCTTTACAGGTTTTATGTTTACACCTAAATATCTTAAATCTTCTATCAATCTTGGTTCTGCACTATCTGCTATTATTAGCTTGTTTTCTACCTTCTCTAATATTATCTTAGCTAACTCGTGAGATTTTAAACCATTACGATATATATGTTCTCTAAGATATATCTTCATTTTCTTTTTGTCTATAGCTACTTCTGTTAGTGAATCAGGATCAACAGAAAACCCAAAGTCCATACCACAAGATGTTTGTAAGTTGTCAGGATTAAATTCTCCTATTGTCCAGTTCTCAAATACAACCCCTTCTGCTTTATCTAACCAACCACCAAGTATTTTGTGTTGATACTTCTTAATGTTAGTGCTTTTAATTCTATAAATCCTTTCTAAGAAACTTTTAGATAGGTTAGCTTTATTATCTAAGTATGTAGAGTGTATATAGCACACATTGTCCTTAATGCCGTTAAATCCACTTAAAACGCCTCTCTCCTCAAAGAATCGTTTATATATCCAATGTTCTTTAGTTACAGGGTTTAATACTAAGATGATTCTATTTTGTACTTTCTTTTCTCTAATACTAAGGTCTATTGTATCAAATATATTCTCATCAATAAGTTCTTCAGCTTCATCAAGTACCCAACAGTTAATACCTTGTAAAGATTTAAGTGAAGCAGTTTGGTTTCCTGATGATGTCTTAATACCTCTAAATAGTATATCACTTTTTGTAGATGTATTTAATACTTCTGATTTATTTATACTAAAGATTGTGTCTAAACCTAATATACCTATCTTTTCTAAAAACTCAGGTATAATAGATAAGTGAGCAGAAACCATAGTATATCTTGTAAACAATACTCTTACACCTTGCGACATAGTAAGTAGTGTTAAGAATACTGTAACTGCATAGGACTTACCTGATCCTCTACCACCTGTAATTATATAATACCTACAGTCAGATGAAAATAATGCACTATACTTTTTATTCAGTTTCGGATTCAACGAAGTTTATTATTGGTATGTTTAATGTTTCGCTATTACTCGTTACATCAACTCTTTGTTGAGGGCGACCGTAAAAGTATTCAAAGAATAACTTTACTGCCCATTGTTCTTTATTCTTTAAACCTATCTCTAATGACTTTAAAGCATCAGGGTTCATAGGTGTTAGGTTCTCTATTAGCTTTTGTTCTTCTGACTTGCTTTTACGACCTGCACCCTCTCTTTTACCACCATTGTTTATTCTTTTGTCCATAATTGAAATAAATTGATTAATCAATTCTATTATATAATAGAAATTATTGGTATTCGTTTGGTAGCATTAATCTTATCCCTAGATCAGACAATGCCCATATTCTTATTTGTTCTGCATATACTTCAAATGCTTTTGTGTTTAGAGATGTTGTACTTACTATCTTGTTTAGTCCTATCTTCTTATTGTTTATCTCTACCATTTCCCATTCGTTTAGAAACTTAGCCCTTAGTATATCGTGCATCTCATCATTAAAGTAACCAAGTTCTTCAGCTAATACTTGCACTATACATTTCCAATAGTAATTGTTCTGTACGTTTGATCTTGTGTTTCTGTGTTTCTTAACCTCTACAGTATATGGACTTTCCATTTCTTTTAAATAGTTTACTAATTGCATCTTATCTTTTTTATCGTGAATTACAAATTTCATTAGCTTGTAAACTTCTCTTTAGTTTCCTTCCACATTCTATCTTTTCTTTTACTTAGTGATGGTTCTGTTCTTCTTATATTTGGAAACCCACCGAACTCTTTAGATTCTTCTTGCATATACTCTCCACATTCGCATTGTGCTTCTCTTGTTCTTACTTTAGAATCTATTACTTCTAAGGTAGCTTTAGCTAATTGTCTTGTGTTACCACAAACATTACATACATAGTTTAACATAGTTTTTGTTTTAAATATGATTTAATCTTATATTCTTTTTTCTCTTTGCTTCTAACTCCTCTAATTCAAATTCCAAATGATGTATAGCTTTCTTTATACAATCATCAGGTCTATGATGTTTAAAATTTGCTCGTAATAAATACGTTACTGCATTACCAATATTCCAATTTAATTCCCAATCAGATATTACTTTTCTAGCTTCGTATTTGTAATTTTTTCCTATATAATAGTTTGGTATTTTTTTATCCATATTTTTCTTTTATTTGTTTAATTCCTTGAAAACAGTTGTTTAAACAAGTACCACAATTACTCGTTGGTTTGTACCTAGTACCATATATTGTATTGTATAACTCTACCATTTTCTTTTTTACTGTTACATTCTTTGCTACTCCTGTCTTTATATCTTCCCAAATCAAAAGACATTCTTCTATCAGTTCTTCAGGTATATCATCAGGTCTTTCTACTTCTGTTGTCTTACTCCAATACTTCTGAGGACATTCCATAACTCCTATCCTAGCTTTTACTTTCATAAAACATAAGCACACCTTACAAGTACCTGTAGGTTTGAAGTAATATACACACTCTCTACATAATGCTATACGTTCTTCATACACCTCGTTCTTTACAAAGAAATTACTCATATTATTCTTAATTGTGCAGTATGTTCATTTAATCTTTTTATAGCTGCATCATAATATTCTTTGTCAAGTTCACAAGCAGTAAGGTCGTAACCTAAGTTATGACAAGCTATTGCTATTGAGCCACTTCCTAAATGAGTATCTAATATTTTATCTCCTTCTTTTGCATAGTTCATTAATAGCCATTCGTATAAAGCTATAGGTTTTTGACAAGGATGAATATCAGTTCCTCTTAACTCATTATATTTATCTGTATTACTCCAATCATATCTATAAAAATCTACTTTTTTTAATCTACTATAACTTGCTATCTCGCATTTACTCATATTAGGATGTTTATTATCTTTATACCATACTATAGCACCACCTTTATCGTTAAAACAATTATAATAATTAGCACCCCAAATAATTTGTTCTTTACTTACTCTTTTTAATTCTATAAAATAATCTTTATTTGGTTTGTTATTATTCCAATTATATTCATATTTTGCTTTATTATTTTTATAATGATTAGTAGGGCTAAAATTACCTATACCAAAAGGAGGATCAACAATAGCTAAGTTAAAATAATTGTCCTCATATCTTGACATTAAATCCATATTATCTTCGTTAGTAATATTAATCATCTATTACTTCTTTTAGATATTCTCTTACTTTGTCTATAGTCGTGAACAAGCTATTTCTACTTATACCTGTTTTCTTTGCTAGTCCTGTTAGTGTGTTACCCTCGTAGTAGTACAACTTAAATACATCTCTATCATACCAATATACATCTTCTAATGCTTTATCTATTTGTTCTAGCTTTTGCCATTGTTGGTATTCTTCAGGATTAGGTATATTGTATAGGTGTTTCTCGTTTGACATTTCTCCTGTTTCTGTTATGTCGTATGTTATACTACTAGCTTGTGCATCTAAGTTAGTATAGTATTTCTTATACTTATAATAGTAAGGACTTCTTACTGATGTAAAACTTCTTCTTAATACTACTGCACCATATCTTATTAATCCTTTCTGTCCATCTTTATTATATATATCTTTTAGGACTTGAGGATTCATTTGCAAAAAATACATAAGACATTCTTGTACACATTCTTCTATTTCGTTTATATCTTGCGAGTAGGTGTATGACATTTCTACAAATGTTTCTCTACAATCTGCTACTGCTTGATATATTTTATTCATTGTTATTCTTTATATCTCTTAAATCTCTTACAACTAATTCTAAAGCATTGTCTAGTAATAGCTTGTATGCTCTTATAGTTTCTAAATTTCTTTTTGTTTGTATTCCTGCAAAATATCCATTTACCATTACTGAAGTATGCGAAGGTATAAGTGTTAGCCAATCATCCCAATTACCTTGATCTACATCTTTACCATAACTATTATGATATTCTATAATAACTTGCAATACTTCCTTAAAATTATTATATTTAGTTTCTGAAGAAATCTCTTTTACAAATGATAACATTAAATTTAAATAATCGTTTACTACTATTTGATGTGTAGTGTTTGCAAATATTGGTTTCTCCATAATCAAATATAGAAAATTAATTACTCTATATTCTTTTCCTTTTTTATTTTATTAACAAGGTCTTTGTAATAACTTATTTTTTCTACATAATCTATCCTAGTCATTTTAACATTTACCTTTGACAGATATTCTAATTCTTCAGCAGTTCCTAATCCGTACTTAGCATCTAAATACATTCCGAACTTATACTGCTCTCCTTGACCAAACATATTACACTTTACACACTGGACTTGGCAGTTCTTTTCATCCCATCTTGTATTGTGATGCCTACGAGATTGAAAGTGTCCGTTCTGTAGTTTCTTGTAATGATCTATTTTACCACAGGTAAAACATTGTGCAACTCCCATATCTGTAGCATCTCTTAATCTAATGTATTTAGAAAACCAACTATCTAATTCTTTTTTAAGTTTGCTTACAGGTTTCTTTATCCCCATATTATAAGTTGCTCATCTTTAGGTATTGGTTTAAAGTATTGGTATTTTGCTATGTTTGTTTTTCTACCAAACCTTGTTTTTATTTCTACAAGATTAGTGTGTATAGGATAGCCCTCGTTTTTTAACTTATAAATTATGTCAGATAAACGAGTTGCACCATATTCTTTTATAGCTTCCCAACTTGTAATACTCTTATAAGTTTTTAAATGCCATAATACTGCATCTTTTTGTGTTTTAATTTCTTCGTGATTTATTCTAATTGTTTTCATTTGGTTTTTTTTTAAATTTATAAATTACATAACTTAATACAGGAGTTCCTAATAATAGTGATAATAAACTAGGATGTGGTTCTCCACACAATCCTGTCAAGTGTCTTAAAAAATCTATCATTTTATTTGTTTTAATTGTGGTTGATAAAATTCTACGTTCTTCTGATTTAATGTTTCTGTTCTATAAATAGCATCAGATATTCTTTTCTTGTGTTCTATTATCCAACGATAAAAAGTTCTTATATTAAGAAAAGGATCAAAGCTACAAAACCTTACTCCTTGATAAAAAGCATCTTGTATCTGATTAAAATACATTCTTCTAAATCTATTTTCTTTTTGTAAATCTTCAGCTAATATCTTTGCTAGTGATGCCATAGTTTTAGCATCTGCCCTGTGTCCTAACTCTACTGATGTCTTAGCAATTAGGTCTAATGTTTTTTCTGTTAATTCTTTTAAGTTTTCGTTTTCTAATGTTTTCATTTGTTATTATTTAAAATTACTATCATACTATCGTGCATACCTGTTTTACTATTTACTAATTTACCATAAGTATTTACACCTATAAATTTAATTCTTTTATATACAAATCTAATTTCTTTTTTGTTTGGTAATATATAATGATGAAATAATTTAGTTGATGTTGATACAGGTAAAAGTAAAACACATAATTTTCCTTTTTTACTTTCTTCTATTGCTTTTTTTACAAAAGATTCTTTTAATTTTCTAGAATATGGTGGATTCACAAAATTTCTTTCTTTCCATTCAATTTTTAATCCATCCCATTTATTTAAGTCGTGTTGTAAAGGACAGGGATCAAAATTAAAATCAAACTCTTTATTTAATTTATCATAAATATAATCAGGAGTTGCCCAATCATCTATGTTATTTAAATTTCTGTTTTTCATTTTTTAAATTTATATTTAGACATATCATTTTTTATCAATCTCCTATGTACATATACATAATCTCCTTTAGGTTCTTTAAATTTTTTACCTATCTCTAACTTTCCACTATACTTAAAATAGTTATCCAAATCTATAGTATTTTTTTTATATAACTTTTCTAAGTAGATCATCTGCTTATATTCTTTTATCATATTAAGTTCTTTGCTTTTTGCCATTCATCTATCTGTGCATCTAATTTTGAAGTGCCTGTCTTTTTACTTTCCCATTTTGCTGAATTTTTTGCCCAACGTGAAAGTCGCAACTTAACATCAAACGTAGCTTGTTTTTCATATCTCATTTTAGCATTAACTCTATCAGAACTTTTTTCTGTCCAATAATCTATAAACTCTTGTTTCATTTGTTTTGGGTAATCAAAAAACATAACATGATTTACAAAACCTTCCCTCTTAGATATATTATTACTTGTAGTATTAATACTTGTATTATTATACTCCGTGATTTTCGGTATAGGTAAGTTCGCATTTCGCAGTATACCTATACATCTTTTTGTGATTACGTTCCTTAAATCCCTTTCTATTTTAACTGTTATAAAACCTTTTTTATTAAGTTCTGAAATCCAAGAACTTATAGTATTTTTATTTACGTTATATAATTCAGCAAAGTAATTGTTAGAAGCAAAGCAAAAGCCGTGCTTATTACTTAATGCAGTTATCTCTCCGTATAATAATTTAGCATTAGGTTTAAGATCAGAGTACCTTACGTTTGCAGGTATTATTGCGTAGTAGCTTGGTTTTTCGTTCATAGTGTTATAATTT